AAAACAATAGTGTCAGATTAAATGCGCACCGGCAGCAATACGCAGCGGCACGAAACATGCAACGGGCAGCCGGGAATGTCCTCGTAACTGAACTTCAGCTTGTAGGCAGGCTTGTCGCCGCGGTCGACGGTGAGCGTCTCGCCCTTGTCGAAAAAGTTCTCTTCGAGCGGGATGCGCTTGCCGTGCATGTCGTTGCAGCCTGGGCAGACGCGCTCGTCGCCGGCTGTAAACCACTCCTTCGCCGCCACGACGCCGCTCTGCAGCCACGCCTGGATGTCAGCGAAGCTCTGTGCGGCCGTCACGTTGTAGGAGGCGATGCGATCGGCACGGGCCATCGAGGCGTAGCCCATGATGTCCTCGACCATCGCTCGCAGCTCGCTCACGGAGAGCCCTGCCTGCACGCCCTGGCTGAGTGCAGCGCGCAGCTGCTTGGCCGTCTCGGCGTTCACGTCCTCAGCGATGACGAGCGAGCGGTTCTGGAAGTACTCACGGATGGCTGGCGTAAATGGGTCGTAGGCGCTCGGGTCGAGCCCGGCGTCCTGCATAGCGTCCATGCCGGTCGCGTAGAGGATGCTGACGATCGTCGGCTGCACCGCCTGGCGCATGTCGTCGGTCGAGCGCTCCCAGTCGATGAGGTCGTCTAGGTAGTCCTTGCGGGTGTAGCTCTTCGTAATCTTGCTCGGGTCGAGGTTGGCAAGGATCTCGATGCGCTGCTGCTCGAACTGCCGGCGCATGACGTTGGCAATCGAGGCCTCATAGCTGATCGCTTGAGCCGTGCGGCGCACTACCTTCTCCTCGCCCAGCTGTTCCACCTGCTCAGGCGTCAGCTGTTTTTTTTTACCCCTTCGAGGGCCTTGCCTTTAGGCGGCGGTGTATCTGCGTTCGGATCGGCGCCAGGTGCGACGGGTGGTGGTGTCGCTGGTGGTGTAGGCGGATTGATAATGGCGTCGATCGGCTTGAGGGTGCCAGGAATGAACAGGCTCTTGCCCTGTCCGTCCGGCAGCGGCTTGCGGCCGTACAGCTCGCGCACTTCGTCGATCGTCGCCCATGAGCTGACTGACGTCTTTGCCTCGTTGAGCTTGGCGACGGCGTCCTCTGGTACAGGGTCGATGAACCACAGGCGGTAGCTCGGGTCCCACTTCTTCACGAGGGACGCATTGACTTGCTTGCAGAAGCGGCGAACACGAGGTCGCACATTGATGACAGCATGAATCGTGAAGGCGGTGTCGGCGTTGGCCTTGTTGACGTTCTCGACCAGGCCGATGACGGCCGGGCTGACCTTCAGCATGGCGAGCAGCTCGTCGCGGCTGAACTTGCGAGAGCCGAGGAAGTCGAGGTCACGTTGGCTGAGCTGGAACTGCTTAACGTCGCCTCCCTCTATGAGCAGTGGCTTGTGGGCGTTCGCGGTGCCGGTGTGCTGGTCGGTGAACTGTTCCTTCCAGCGCTGGTATGCCTCGTCGGTCAACGGCTCATTCGAGCTGAACACCAGGCTCGGCTGTGCGCCGCGCTTGAAGAAGCCGCGGTTCCAGTCCTTCATCTGGATGTCGGTGTCGATCGTGGCGGCGGCTGCCGTGACGAACGAGCGGCCGTTGTACGGGTTCACAGGGTCGGGATTGATACTGCGGATGACTGACTCGATCTTGAACTCGCTCTGGCCGTAGCGAACGACGCTGGCGCTGAACGCCCCGTCTCCCAGTCTGAAGTCGACGTCGTGCGCCGGCAGGACTTCGAGAGCGGCTGGCAGCTTGCCAGGTGCCGGAACGAACGGCTGACCGTCCATCCCCCGCATGAGGATGTAGCTCTCGCCGTTGAAGTTCATGTACGAGTAGTGCAGCTCCAGAAGCTCTTCATCAAGGTGCGCAGCGTTCGGCTCCTGGATCAGGTCGAGTACGGCTTGCGACTTGCTGTCGGTGACGTTCTCCCACTTGCCTTTGGCGTTGCGCTTCTGCATGACTAGCTCGACGGCGGCACAAGGCTCCGTGATTGCGTTATTCGCCGTATACACCCAGCCGACATTGGCGGTGATCTGCTCGCGCTTGTTCTCATAAGTCTTCAGGTCGAGCACCTCCCCGATGGTGGCCGCATCGACGAGCATCGGTATATAGCTCTTAGCTTGTGAGCCGATGAGCGCTTTCGCAATTCTTACTCGTAGTGGAGCTTTAGACATTCATTTAGTGCCGTTTATGGTTTTATCGTAACACGAAACGTGATTAGTAGCAGGTGATAATTACGATGCCGTCGCCTCCGGCACCCCGTCGCCCGACTGTAGAGCCGGTGAAGCCACCTCCCATGCCACCGCCTCCACATCCGAAGGCGCCCCCGCCGCCACTTGCTTGCACCGTGCCAGCTCCAGTTGGTGTGCCATACTCCGCACCACCGCCGGTACCGCCGTAGAAGAAGAAGCCAACTCCTGGGACTGCATAACCTGCGTTCCCGTCGCTTGGTGGTGTAGTTGAAGATGTGCTACCAAGACCACCGGCATTGCCCAGAAGCGGAGTGGGGGCTGTTGATGCTGTTATGGCGCCACCCGCGCCTCCAGCTGAGCCGGCAGTGCCGAAACCAGCGCCGCCGGTACCGCCAGTCACCCGAAGGCCTGTTGTTGGTATGGCTAGGGCCGCTCCGGCTCCTGACGTACCTCCAATGATACCGGCCTGCCCTGCCCACAACTGGGCAAAGCCTAAACCGAGTGGCATCGTTGAAGCGCTCGCTATAGTTGCAGCGGAGCCAGCGGAGCCAGCTGTAGCGCCCGACGCATTACCGCCCCCGCCGCCACCGTTTGCGCGGGCAAGTGAATGCTCTGTTGCTACCGTGGGCTGTACGTTTACATACGATGACGCTCCGGCTCCTGACGTACCTCCCTGCCCAACGCTTATATACAAAACATCTGGCAGTAGGGCCAATGGGATGGTGACAATTGTTTGTGCTCCTGAACCCCCACCGCCTCCACCTGCTGCGGCCGAGTTTCCACCAAGAGCGCCCGTTCCGCCCGCGCCACCCGCCCCAAGAACAAAGATGGTCGCCATCGACTTTCCGAGTGGTTTGATCCACGTTTGCCAAGCAGGCCCACTGTTTTGAGCGTTGGCATAAAATGTCTGAATATCGCTTAGAGGCGATCCTGGCAGAGCGAAGGGGTCCACCTAGAAATCTCCACCAAGGATAGGCGTTACAACCCACCCCGCTGCGACGGTTGTTCCAAGCCCCACGTAAACTCTAAATCCTGGCGGCAAATCTATATAGCCTCCAGGAAAGGTGAAGTTGCCTACCGTCTCAGGTGCCGTATTACTCGCAGTTGAGTTTGGCAGCGTAGTCTTCCCCACAAGAGAGTTGTTCGCTGCCGTAGTGTTAGTAGAGCCGTTGTTGACGTAGACGCGGGCGACCGACTGCGTGTTTGTGCCGATCGCCTCAAAGTGCAAGCCGACAAGCCTTGAGCCGTTGGTTGCATCGGCCGTAAAGACCAGGGCATTATTGGCACTTACGCCGGTATAGTCTGCTGCTGCCGTAGTGAGCGTCGGCGCCATACCGGTAGTCCCGTCTTTGGTGACGTCCCCCTGGATGGTGTATCGCGGTTGTGTATTCTTTGCCATTTCTTGTGTCTCCGATTACAGAATTACTATTCCTCCGCTCATAGCCAAGGCGGTGCCGAAGTTGTTCTGGAACTCGACTGTGTAGACGGTTCCGCTGCCTGACACAACGACGTCGCCCTTGTCGCCGTCCGATACGCCCCCGCCTCCGCCAGCTGCAGTCAGGTCAGTCTCGGTGCCTGTGCTGTCCTTGATGTAGAGCTTGTGATCCGACTTGGCGTACAGCTCGACGTAGCCGGCGCTCGGTGTGCTAGGCGCCGCGATCTCGGCAAACTGTTCGCTGGTCGCGTTGACCGACTTGGATAGCCGCTGCGTCATGGTGGGCTACCCGATCACGACTGCTTTGATTGCGTTGCTAGCCGGTGCAGTAGCGAATGCGAGGACGACCGAGTTCGGGCCGGTGGTGTCAATGTCGCAGTCGACCACAGCGTCGTCGGACGCCTGACGTACCTGCACAATGACATCAGCGGTGTTTAGGTTGTGCGTAAGCGTGAGCGAGGTAGACGTGCCATCACCGACGGTGAATGTCTTCTTGACCGGAAAGTTGACGATGGCTGCTGGCGTGACGGCCTTCGTACTGACGCTCTTGGCTTCAGCTTCAGCCTGAGTGGCGAGTTGGACCTTGCCGGCGACGGATGTCGTAGCGGCAGGGACCGAGCCGGTGCCCTGCAGGGCAAACACGAGGTTTGTCGAGCCGAGCGTGATCGTGCCGTCGTTGGTCAGCGTCCAAGTGCTGTCAGCGTTGGCGGTACCTTCCTGGACGACGACCGTGGCCTGGCGGATCTCAGCTGCCGTGTCGGCATCCGCGGCGCGAGTCGGTGCGCCGGACGCGTTCACCGTGTAGATGCCGTTCTCCGATGCGGTTGCCTGGTCCTTGATGAGGATGCGATCGCCAGTTGCCAAGGTGACGCCGTCGATAACTGAGGCGTTGGCGAAGCTCGATGCGAGCGTTCCGGCGGTGGTGGTGGCGGCACGTACGGCCTGCTTCCACGAGACACCGTTGACGAGGTTGTCGACGTAGCTCTTGGTGGCTGCGTCCTGTGCGCCCGATGGGTCGGTGACGTTCGTGACGCGCTGGCTGTTCATGCTGACGGCAGCTGTGGCGGTGCCGCTGAGGTCGCTCATGGTGGCCGTCGCGAAGCCGCCGGAGCCGTTGCCCTTCAGCGGGCTAGAGCCGGACGTAGCAGGGGCGTAGTCGGTGCCAGAGACGGCTGCGGCCACGACGCCAGAGGACGCCTTCAGGAGGCCGGTGAGGGTCGATTTCTTGATGCTCTTGCCGGTGGTGCTGTTGAATACGACGAGCTGACCGTCAGACGAGCTGGTTTCGATGCTGCTTACGTCGCCCGAGCCGGCGCCTGTGCCGTATTCATCCCACGACGTGCCGTTATACGTGCGCAGCTTCTTTGTTGAGCTGTTGAAGTACATCTGCCCGTTGACGGGCGAACCAGGATCTGAGGCCAATACCTGAATGACCGCATTCTGGATTTCGTTCTTCGACATGTCGAGCGCTACAAGGTGTTTCCTGGCCATTCATTTGTCCTCGCTTAATTACATAAGACCGTCCCGGTAAAGGCTGCCGAAAAGGTAACTACAAGACTATTATTGCTCAAATGGTCGACATCGCCAATACATTCGTCGCCTGCAGAGTCAATGACAGTCACGGACGGCTTGCGCCCCAGGTTGTGATTGACGGTGACTGAGGACTGACTGGTGAATGCCTGCTCAAAGCCGATCGCGCCGCCAGCTGCGCCCTGTGGGCCGACAGTGGCGACCTGGACGATCGTGTCTTCGCTTGGCGTCTCAATGACCTCGACCGTGGTGCCCTGGACGACGGTCATCTCGGTTTGAGAAGCGAGGATGACTTCAGCCATGGCCTACGCGTACCCTTCGATAATGTCGACCTCGCCAATGAGGAACGGGATCGTCTCGTTGCTCGGCTGTGTCAGCTCAAGCTCGTAGCGTGCGGCCTGCTGCGCAAGCGTCTGCGTCTTTGCTGACTTGATGGTGAGCTGGATCGTGCCGGCAGCACCGCCGAGGGTGATGCCATTGCCCTGCCCGTCGCCTGCGCTCGTCAAGTTGAGCAGCTCGGCGCTATTAGCGTCGCCTACCAGGCGGAAGCGTGCGGAATAGCCGGTCAGGTTAATGGGCGAGCCGTTTGAGTCCTTCCATGTGAAGACCTCGTCAATGAGCTTGCCTATGTAGATCCTGAAGTTGTATGTTCCCGGTGTTCGCGCCACTATTTGGGTGCCTGTTTATCTCCGCTTATAGTAGCACAATGCTCAATTATCCACATGTGGAATGAGGTGTGCATAAGTCGGCTTGGTTAGGCGGTGCGGACGCGGAAGCCTGACGATGGGTTAGCGACTCGCTCGTAGATGGCGGCGAGCACGTCCGGCGCGTCGTCGTGCTTGTTCTTGCCCTTCTTCTGGTACTTGAACAGCTGCCGGTAGAACTCGGGCCAGCGGCGCTTCCAGTTCGGCGGCATGAAGATGTGAGCGTTGCACCAGGCGCTCGACGCCAGGATGCGAGCCTCCTTGTTGCTGGTCTGCGGCTCGTCGCGCAGCACGATCCGGCCGGCACCACGTTCCTTCAGTAGGCGCTCGACGTTCCGCTTGTAGCCGGTGCCGCCGTTGTTGCTCTCGAAGATGGCCTCATGCACGCCATCGACGTCCAGCATCTCGGCCACCTTGGGCTCGGTGATCTCCATGTTCTCGTCGGTGCAGATGACGTCCGTGAGGTACACGTCGCCGTCGTGGACGACGTAGTCAACGCTGCAGAGGAAGTCAGTGCCCTTGTCGGCCGTGTCGGTGTAGTTCCACTTCTTCAGGTCCTTACCGGGCAGCGAGTCGTAGACAGGGAAGTCGCCGTACAGACGGCCGGCCACGTCGATCGGCTTCTGGTTGTAGTTCGCCTCGATGATGTCTTCGTTCATCTCCTGGGTCTTCAGATCGAAGCCGTGGCGGTCGAGGATGGTGCTGCACAGCATTGAGCCATCAGGCTGCACTGCTCGATAGGTGATGAGCTCTACGTCGTCGTAGGAGGCGAGCACCCGGCCGGCGAGGTCGCCTTCAGCCCAGCGAGTCATGATGATGATGACCTTCCAGTCGTCGCCTTCCAGACGCTGCATCATCGTGTTGGTGAACCAGTCCCAGTTCTTATCGAGCACCAGCTCGTTGTAGGCCTCTTCGACGTTCTTGATGATGTCGTCAACCAGCACCAGGTTGGCGCCGAAGCCAGTGGCCGTACCGCCCGGCGAGGTGGCGAGGTAACTGTCCTGACCGCTTCCATCCAGTGCCCACAGCGAGGCGCTTGCCTGCCCGTACTTGACGCGAGTGGCGGGGAACAGGTCGCCGTAGATCGTCTGCCCACCCTGGACCGGGCGCTCGTCGATCGTGTTGCGCACCTTCCGGGCGAAGGTCGTGGACAGCGTCTCGTTATAGCTGCCGCTCATGACCTTGAGCGTCGGCTTCTGCCCGAAGAGCCACTCGACGAAGTTGGTAGCGGTGAAGCTCTTGTAATGACGAGGCGGCAGGTTTACGACCATGAAGCGCTTGGTGTTCTGCTCCATGAACGCCTGCAGCCGGTCACACAGGTCACGCAGGAACAACCGGTCCGAGGCGTAGTGCTTCGGGTAGCGGAACTGGCAGTAGTCATAAAAGTTCCGCCGGGCCAGCTCCTTCCGCGCTTCGAGGCGGATGAGGTCAAGCGGGGGCATCACTCACTTCCGCGAGCTTGCGCAACTGCTCGACCGTCAGGCTTGCCATCGGGTTCGTGAGTCCCTTGCCGAGACTCGTGTGGTCGATCTCTTGCTTGTCGGTCCAGCCGTGCTGCGGCTGCTTCAGGCGGAAGATGGCAAAGGTCGGATTGATCTTGCCCTGCGTCGCGTACTCCGTGATGTATGCCTCTTGCTTCGCAATGGCCTTCTTTACTAGTTTTCTAAACTCTGGCCACTTGCTGAGATCCGGCGGCAGAATGTTGTACTTCAGCGCGACCGGGTGCGTGGTGCAGAACTTCACGATCGTCGGGTCGGCCTGTTCGTTAATGTAGTTGTGCAGGGCCTGAATGAGTTCTGGTCGATCGCTCTTAGCGAGCTTCGATGGTCGGCCACCTGCATGCTTCTGGTGTGATGATGATGTACTACTCATTACTCTCTTAGTTATACCTTATGTGTGTCCCCTGCTGAAGTTCTCGGTGTCTCCAGAAAAAAGTCTGACCCCTGTTAAGTTCGAGGGGTCCCCTGCCCTTCACCCCTGTTAACGTAGACAATCCTACAACGGGCTATTTTGCGGCAGGGAACAGTAACTTCAGCGGTGGGGAAGTGGTTGACCAACACGATTCAGCTGAGTCCTAATCTTGTTCAATTTGGTCCTGTATCGCTTCGCATAGATCTTTTTGCAATCCCGGCAATACCGGTGACCGCTTGAGCTATTGAGTCCTGTGTTCGCTTCTGTGTAGCGATGTCCGCGCTTGCAATGAGTATTGCGGGCGAGCTCCCTGTGGAGGTTCTCGCCATGTGTCACGAGTTCAAGGTGGTTGAAGTTTATGCAGTTCTTGGTTTGGCAGATATGGTCTAGTTCCAGGTCGTTGCCGGTAGAGTCCTTAGCGGCGGGAACTCCATACACGCAACAGTAGATGACTCGATGCAAGTGATGGCTAGCGCGCCTTCCGCCGCCTCGGAGATTGGTGACGGCATATCCACGATCCAACCGTCCTTGATAGAGCCAGCAGCCACTTTCATTTATCACTACCGCACGCAACCACGCGTCGATCTGAGAGAGATTGATTTCGTTTGGGACGATCATGCTTCCATTGTCGCATCTTGGGAACAAATGTCAATGTTCAGTATAGAACTCAACAAGCTCATTAATGTGTTTCTGTATCATCCATACCGAGCAGCTATGCGCAAAGACGACATTTATACCCTCCTTGGCGCCGATGACCGCCACAGTCAGTTTGTCCAGGCTCCGGTCGTAGCGTGGTGCAATAACTGCGTCGCTCATCGCAAGTAGTCCTCGATCAGCTTTACGGCCTCGTCGAAGCCGCACGCGAAGTCGGCGGCGTAGCCTTGCATTCGTAGTGCTGCCAGCGTCTCGTACTGTTCTCGAACATGATCCGTCTGCGCAATGCCGCCATTCTTCAGGCGATGCTTCTCGGTCTTCAACTCAATGAACAAACCTGAGTAGATCGCGGGTCTGTAGCCAGCAGCAGCGATGAACAAGTCTGGCCATGCCCGCTTGTTCAGCCGCTTCTGCTTAATGGCCTGACCCTTCGTCAGCTTGGTCCCGCTGCCGTAGTCGAAGTGGTACGGCACGTCCGGGTGCTTGAGCTGCATGTAGCGGGCGAGCTGAAAACACAGCTCTTCTTCACTGCCTGCCTTTGTCATTCATTGGTTACTCCGTTTACTAGTTTGGTGAGCACAGGGTCAGGGCTCGTACACGGGACGGCAATCGTGAAACCGTCATTTCCGTTAGGCTCACCCGCGCTCGGTGGGCATCCATGCGTATGAAGAATGTGACCTGGCGGGAATTGTGAGGTGGCGCCCATACGAGCACCGACTCTGTGTTCTAGGTTGCCCGCCGGGAGGGTTCGTCTCGGCGGGCGGTTTGGCAGAGCGCGTCACAGGCAACAGTTGGCGGGCGTGCGTTCCCGCAACTTGAACTCTCTTTGGTGTACTTGTAAATGAAAATTCGTTTTGTGTTGCACAAACCTGATTATTGTCTGCCATTTGCTGACGACTTACTGACGCTAGCTGCCTGCAGGTGGTGTAACCGGCAAAGCAGCGGGTATAGAAGCATCGGTTGCGTTGCGCATGTAATGTGCTAACAGGGGCATCCCCGTTCGTATACATTTTCCCGCTAAAGCATTAAATAGTCAACACTATTGCCGACTTATGCACAGCTTTAGAATGACTCGGCTGCCGGGTCCCACTGATCGGTCGGTGTGCCGTTCGGGTAAAGGTCGATGACGTTTGATCGGCCGGCACGCAGGATCTTGTCGGTGGCCATGAAGACGGGCCGGATGTCAGCCTCGGCTGGCGTCTGTCGCTGCAGCCAGCCCTGGATGTAGCCGCGGCTTGAGCTGGCCTGCTCGGGCGTCATCAGCTCCAGCTCGTTCATGGCGAGGTAGGCCACGGACTCAGCCTGGAACTCCTTGATGCCTCGATGGCTGCGGTACTCCGCGGCTGCAGAGCCGGCCGTGTGGCCGAGCACGATGTGTCCCAGCTCGTGGAAGGTCGTCTTCACGGGATGCACTGCCACCGGGTTGATGGCGAACTCGCGGTCGACGCTGTAGCCCTGGATGTTGCCATCGAGTTCCCGGAAGGGCACCTGCTTGACGTCGAGCTGGTCGAGCGCCTGCTGCAGATCCCAGCCAGGGACCTCGGCCGGCGGCAGGTCCTGGCCGACCGTCTCGCTCAGGCCGAAGATGCAGCGCACTGCCTTGAAGCTGAGCCGGCGAGACTGGACTTCGCCCTCTGCCCCTTCTCTCCGACTTTGCGTATGTGTATTTCGGCGCGATCGCGCTTGAGGCATCCGCAGGACTTTGTGTTGCCGGACTTCACCGCCTGCACCGGCACCGTTGTGGTATTGCCACAGAGGCATTTGAATATGGCGGTGGGAGCACCAAAATGTGTTCGCTTCCCAGTGAGCTTTATAAACGTCAGGCGGTTCGTCTTAATGTCAGCAGAAATCATACTTTCATTAAAACATGGTTCATAAATGAATATCAAGGTGAGCGTGGGGGACCAGCGCGTGGAGTTATGACGCTTGGCTGCTTTACGCTCATTATGGCGAGCCGCCCCCGCATCAATTATCGCAAGTGCAGTGCCCTTTGTATAACGTAAACATGAATGACGACGGCCACTCGCCACTGACGTGCAATTACCAGCGGTGCGGTGTGGCCGAGTTTGTGCGGACGCCCTGTCCGTTTGTGCGGAGCGAGAAGTCGGCCAGCAGTGGGCTCGAACACGTCGCCTCAAAATTGCGGGGGCTTGACGTGGAACGCAAAGCTGAATTGTTTGACGAACTCGTCGACGTGCTCAAACGCATGCTAGAGCACAAATAGAGCGACATGGCATAATAGACACGATAACAGGGGTGAGCTTGCCCCTTGACTTTGCCAAAGTTGGCAAGCCGGATTACTCGACCCCTGTTCTGGTGTACATGCAGTGCGTATTGTGCGACGCGACACTTAGTTCCACGGACGTTCCCGCAGTAGGTGGACGTGCGGGATGTTCTTGACGCTCTGCATGTTCGAGCCGTTGATGAGCACGCGGTCGTAGATCCGAAGCAGGTCCGGCAGTGCCTCCATGAGCGCGGCCAGGTGCGACGGCGGGATGTCCTGCCAGGCGCACGGCCGGTCGTAGACGAGCATGTCCGACACCATGTACCGGGCGTCGTAAGGGAAGCGGTTGTCCTTCAGGTGCCAGTGCTCAGCCACGAGGCCACGGGATGGCTCGTCGGTGAGAGGGGTGAGCGCTCCCTGCCGCTTGGCTCGCTGGTACTCCAGGCTGGTCGGCAGGGTGCGGTCTTGGTCGAAGTGGTTCATGCCGGCCTCGCAAACCGCTGGCTGATGCGGTCGATGGATGCCTTACTGCGCTGGTCCCACTTGCTCTTGTCGAAGTGCTCGACGAACGGATCGACCCGCTTCGTGCGCTGGCCGGTCTGGACGGTCAGGTGCTTCCGCGCTTCCATCTGGCGGCGTCCACGCTCACGGCGGCAGGCGTTCCGGCGGCAGAACTTCTGTGAGCGGGAAGGGATGAACGGCTGGCCGCACGCCTCGCAGAGTCGCTCAGGTGCGAGGGTTGGTTCGATGCGCTCGAAGTCGAGCTGCAGCTGGTCGAAGGTGGGGCTCATCGGAGCAGCCCCTTCGCCAACGTCTTGCGCTCGATGTACTCGACCATTTCGTCGTAGCAGTCGTCACAGAGTTCGAGGCGGTACCTAGCCGCCCCGAGCATCCCCGGGACGAAGCCGAAACGTGTCCCTCTCAGCTTCAGTCTTATGCCGAGGAACTTCGGGCGCTCGCAGAAGTCGCATACTGTCTGTCGGCTCATGGCTGACTTAGGCGTCCTCGTCACCGTCGGAGTCATCTTCGATCATCTCTAGTTGCCGCTCGTCGTCCGAAAGGCGTCGCTCGAACACGACCTCGCCAGTGTCTGTACGGGTGCGGGTGTACTTGTCCGTGCCGTAGTCCCACCTCTCCTCGACGACGACGTCTCGGTACTCGGTTCGGCTCGCAACGATGTTGGCGAGCTTGTCGCGCCTCGTCTTGGCAAGGTTGATTTCGTAAGTGAACTGCTTCAGGGCCGTCGCCTTGGCTGCCTCGGCATTGTCGACGGCGTGACTGGCCTCAGCAAGCGCATCTGCGAATTCAAGACGCTCCTTGTCGGTGATCTTGCACGGCATGCTCTCGGGCGTGCGGCGAACTTTGGCGGTTTTCATAGGTTATTTCCTCCTTTCGAGGGGCTTTGTTTGTACCTGTTCGACTGCCACACCATGATCGGCGCGCCATGGTGAACTTCTGTTGCTCAGCGATCACGACGAGCAGGCGCTCGGCGGCTGCCTTCTTCCAGTAGCTGTCTGCGTGCCGGTAGACCAGCTCAATGCCGAACTGCTTCTTCTGCTCTGTCTGATCGAAGATGGATTGCTGGGTCATTGTGCTGCCCCCATCTCGTCGATTAGCTCGCGAACGGTGATCTGGTCGCCGAACTTGGCGAGCAGGATCTTGAACAGTGCGTCCTTCATGCGTGGGTCCATCTCCCATGGCAGAATGAAGTCGCGAGCAGGTGGCTGATCTTGCTGGGAAGGGACGTCTGGAAGGTTTGCGACAGGGATGGCGACGTTGGGCACTGGGATGGCCTTACCCGTGTCGTCGACCTTGAACGTCCGCGGCTCAGCCGGCTTGAAGCGCTGGCTGATCTTGGCTTCCTTCTGCTTCGCTTCCTTCGCCCAGTCGAGAGGATCGACCTTCTCGACGAACTCGGAGTTGGTATGGACGTTTGGTCGTCCCGGCTTTGATGACGGGCGCTTCTTACCTGCCCGAAACTCGTACTTGCAGGTCTGCTTCGTGCAGGTCATCTGACGGCCGCCTGTAGGGACGAACGTATCGCCGCAGACAGGGCAAATCTTCGGTTGCATCATGCCGGCACCTCCGTCGTGTAGTGGAAGCACGGGCAGTCGTAGCGACCGGCGTCCATGTGGTTGCAGGCACGGATGCCAGGGTGCAACTCGGGAGCGTGGCCGCAGTCTGCGCAGGGGAGCGTGGCAGGTGGATGGAGAATTGATGCGATGGTCATGTCGTGATCTCCCCCTGCGGCGAGCAGCCGACAAAGATCGACAGGCCTCTGCGCTCAGGTCCGCCGAGCCAGCCACCGACCCAGCGGTCGGGAAGGTCGAACTGTGGCGTGTAATGCTCGGCGCTGTACTGCTCACCGAACCGTCCGCAGAGGCTCGATAGCGCCGCCTGTTGGTTCATGTTGAGCCCGTTGTCCTCGTAGTCGAGGTACTCGCGCAGGGCTTCCGGGACGGCGTACCAGTAGTTCAAGATGACGTCGAGCACGTCCTGGTGGTCGTTGACGACCAGGCCCATGTAGAAGTCCAGAGCGATGCGCGGGTCTTCGTCTCGGTTCTCACCATTGACTTCGAGGTACACCATCTCGCAGGCCAGTGCCCAGTAGGCGCACTCGTCGCCATTGCGGCCGTACCGAGACGTCGGTGCTGTCAGGTGGCCGGTCGGCTCACCGTTTGCGTCGTGAGTGAGGACGCGGTGCCAGGTGCGCAGGCTCTGGCCGTGGAGCAGCTCGGTGTCGAGCGGATCGTTTGGTGGTTGTGGTTCATGTTCAGAAGCATCCATCACCACCCCCTGCCCTTGCCGTTGCCGTTGCCGTTG